AAGGGGAACAAGATGGCTACTTTGACATACTGGAAAGCGGAAATGGATGGCGGCTACATGGCCGACGCGCTTCGAGCGAAAACAAAAAAAGAGTTGATTCGTCAAATTGAGGAGTCCAGTGATTCGTCTTATGAAGCTCCAGAAAAAATGGTTATCGTCTACAAAGACGCTTTTGATTTGATGGAATGTGTCGTTTTTAATAACGCATAAACAAACGGGGCTTCGGCCCCATCAACAAGAGGGGGTAGTATCATGCTAACACAAGAGCAAATAAGCCAGTCGCTTCAAGAGCTGTCCGATGCTTCGTTTCACCTTAAAATTTTTGCGGAAAAGTCTCATGTGCCAGACGAGCTTGGCGCTCGCGTCACTGAGATGGCTGACCTGATGTGCGTCCTGGCGGACGACATGGAAGAGCACTTCTATGAGCACGGCGACCGCGTGGTTGAGGAGGAGGATCAAAATGCTGGCTTCGACCAAATTATGGACGCCGACATAACCTCGATGCTTAAGGCATTAACCGTTAGATTTAAGTAAATAACTGGAGGTAGGCGGCATGATTGATGATCCTGTAGAGCTGGTCGTTGCATTTATCTTAGTTTTAATCATGGTGATTTATGAGGAGTTTGATCAATGAGCGAAAAGGAACAAAGAATGATCGCAATCAAAAGCTATTCAGTGACCCTGGCTGACGGAACAACGGGAGCCTTTTCAACGTGCTTTTTGAACGTTGACGACCTGATTGGCAAGACGATAAACGTCAGGACGAAGGATGAAAACGGGATGCCGATTGAGAAGCGCGGTGTGTTGTCCGAGATACTGCAGGAGTGGAACTAAGTATCGTCCAACTTCTCTGCAGCCTTGCGCTTAGCATAGTCGGTAAGCTTTTCGTCAAACATCTTCTCGAACCACTGCCCCCAGGTGTAGCCTTTACCCTCTATCACCTGGTGCCTCCTCCTCCAGGCAGAACGGGCGGCGTAATACTTTTTATCAGCCGCCCACTTCTGCTCCCGCTCTAAATCTTCACCAGAGATCTGCAAGGTCAAACTCCGTTACTCCACCCCCGTTGAACGGTTGATATACGCCGCTATCTCTGCACCTGATGCCGATATCAAGGGCCTGCTGGTTCTTGGCGTGGCCGTACTGGACCGCCTTTTCCGTCAGCGTATAGACGCCAAACGGATAAGGGTGAGCCTTTTCTTGGGCCAAGAAATAAAACTTCTCGCACTGCATCCCCAAAAACTCAGTTGCAGCCAAATAAAACGCGGCCTGCTGGTAATAGCGGAATCCATTAACGGCGCTCTTAAAGCCACGCGGTGACGCATCACGGCAGGTTTTGAGATCCCAAATGTCGGTCCCAGTGTACCAATCAAGCTTGCCCTTGCAGGGCTGACCGCACCACTCAAAAACCAACGTCAGCTCAACCTTATGCTCTGGCTTCGGAATAAAATCTTTGAGCACCTCTCTGCGCTCCATGCAGATGTTGTACAGATCCTGCTTGCAGGCCGTGCGACCTTCTAGCCCAGAGTGCCAGTCCTCGTAATCTTCCTTGCCAGCCTTAGTCCGCCGGTCGAAGCCTGGGTCAATGGCAAACTCATCGTGGAACTTTTGGTGCTCCAAAAAGACAGTGTGCTGAACTCGACCCTCAAGCAGAGCCGGTGACTCATTGAAGGGCTTGGCGTTCTTCCATGTATACGCGCACTTGATCAGCGAGGTAAGGTCGTGCGACCTCCACGCTCGCTGGCCATCGACGGTTATGCTGGCGTAAGTTGGATAGTCGAGATCCTCATATATGCCATACTTCCAGTCGCTCATGATGCACCCCACAGCGCTAATGCGCCGATCGCCATACCGGCGGAAAAGGCGATGACAACCGCCCACCCAGTGAATTGCACCACGGACATCTGCTTAAACGCCAGAAGACTTGCGAGGATCGTCGCCCATCGCAAAACGTGTATACCATATCTTTTTTCTTTTGTCGGTTTTGCTGTCACCCTTCTTCCCCTCCCTCCAAGCGTACTTAAAAGCCGTGATCTCGGCGTATTCTTCAACTCGCTTTTGTCCAAACAGTTGGATCATCACGTCGATGCACTCGATCCCGCCATCCGCCAACTTATAGTGTGCGGGTGAGTTGACCAAGTCCTCTACAGCAACGTCCTCACCGTCATCTGCTCGCGCTGGCTCAAATGAGCGCAGCGCGGTTAGATATAACTTATTGACCTTAGCGGTGATGTTGTTAGTACTTTTAACTTTATAGAACGTCGATTGTGACAACTCATGCTGCGCTAAAAATTCAGCCAGCGAGACGTTCCGGTCCTTGAGTGCTCTTTCTAGCCGAGCAAGCGTTCTCGCGGCGTTCATTAAAAAGGAATGTCGTCGTTGAAGTCATCGTCAGGCACAACTGTCTTAGCTGTTGCCTTAGCTGACGACATCGCGGCCAAACCCCCCTTAGCCTCAGCCGACTCAGCCTTTCGACCCTTGGCGTAGGCTGCGGCTATCTCAAAAGAGCCATCGATCATCTCGCACAGAAATGTCGGCAGGTCAGCGAAAACGTCGCACGCCAGCTTACTCTTTTCATTCGAGTGGCCGCTAAATTCTTGGCAGTAGTCGTCAAGGTCAAACGCGACCTGGTCGTTGACGGTTGCAACTTTCTTGGCGCCGCCGTCTGGTTTAAATATTGAAACGATCTTGGCTCGACCACCGGCAGTATGCTCAACCTCGATATCGCAGGTCACGCCCAAGATATTGTTGAGGTCAAAGCCTCTCAACTCCTCCTCTGTAAACGATTTTCCGCGCCAAGACTTGAGGTCTTTGTGCAGCGCAGAATTTTCATTCAGGCTCAGCGTGTACTGCTTGAATATGCTGAACGGCTGATCCTTTCCCGTTCGCAGGTCTGGCAGCTCGAAGAAAATAAAGACGGTGTGCCGTTTTTTGGCATCTTCGTCCTTAAACTTTTCTTCACGAGTCCCGGCGTCTGCCAGCTTGTAACAAATTGCTCGATGCGTGCCGACTGGCACTGCCTCGAAGTCTCCACCGCCGCTACTGCTTGCTAATAATCCCATGGTTCTTTCCCTTGTGTTGTGTAAATGTTTGCACTATCGTACACATCTTCAAATGAAACGCAAGCGGAAAAAAGACACATGGTCATAAAAGTATCTCGCCCCGAAAAAAACCAGAGCACGCCATTTACGACAGATGCGCGTGGTGAGTTTGAAAACTTCCTGCTGTCTAACGGGATGACGGCAGACCCAAAAAAAGGGCTTGTTTCAGACGGTTCAGTGGGTCGCGCTTACATGGAGGTGGACGGCAAGCGCAAGTTAACAGGGTGGTATCAGCTATGGTTAAACCAGTCAGTACCCTACGGGCGGTGCGGCGACTACAGGCTCGATCACGTCAACCCAACGGCTCAATGGAGGCCAAATAACGGCGCCAGGTATCAGATGACGGAGGATCAGAAGGACGAGATCAGGCGGCTGCAGGAGGAGGCTAAGATCGAGCTGGCCAACAAGCAGACAAAGGCCGCGAAGATTGCGCAGACTATTTGGGAGAAGTCTACGCTGTGCGAGAAGCACCCGTACCTGGAGCGCAAGAAGGTGCTCGCCCACGGTCTTCGGCAGCATGAGGACGGCAGGCTGATCATTCCTTTGCTCGACGCGCAGCTTGAGATTGTCGGGCTGGAGTATATTGATGACGATGGCGGCAAGAAGTTCCTCACCGGCAGCAAGAAGAAGGGCAGCTTCTTTTTGCTCGGCGAGCACATGCTCAAAGATGCTCAGGTCATCAACTACGCAGAGGGCTATGCGACTGCGGCCAGCTATTTCCAAGACTCGCAGCAGCCGGTTATCTGCTGCTTTGACGCAGGCAACCTGAAGCCGGTTGCTGAGACGATCAGTGAATTTTTCCCGAACGCGAAGCACGTCTTTATCGCTGACCAAGACGAAAGTAAGACCGGCGAGATGAAGGCGATAGAGGCGAGCCAGGCAGTGCGAAGCAGGGGCGCTGAAAGCGAGGTGCTCATCCCTGAGACGCTTGGTGACTATAACGACCACGCGGTTGAGGGTGAGTTCTTGCCCAAGCTAAAGCCGGTTAACGTGCCGGTCGAGTATGACTTCGATCGCAACGATCGGGGGCGCTACCTGAACACCAAGGACAACGTCAAGGGTGTGCTGATGCTGAACAACATCGATGTACGCTATAACGTCGTTAAAAAGCGAATGGAGATCGATGTACCAGACACCAAGTTTATTGCTGACATGCGCGACGAGTCGGCGCTGATCGAGATCGAAGATCGTTGCATCCAGATGAGTATCCCGAGCGAAAAGGTCCGCGACTACCTGAAGCTGCTGGCGGTTGAATACAACCCGGTCAAGGACTGGATGGAATCGCGGGGGTGGGACGGGCAGAGCAGGCTACAGGCGTTCTTAGACAGCATTACCAGCACCAACCAGCCGCTGAAAGAGATGCTGATGAAGAAGTGGTTGATCAGTTGCGTGGCGGCAGCTTGCGAGCCAACCGGCGTTGAGCTTGAGGGCATACTGGTCTTCCAGGGCGCCCAGGGCTTGGGCAAGACACTATGGTTCAAGCGCCTGGCGAACTATGAGGAGGGCTGGCTGCTGGAGGGTGCAACGCTTAATCCCGCCGACAAGGACAGCGTGAAGCAGGCGGTAAGCCACTGGATAGTTGAGCTGGGAGAGCTTGAGAGCACGTTCAAGAAGTCGGACATCGACATGCTGAAGGCGTTCGTTACAAAGAAGACAGACGAGCTGCGCCTGCCGTATGACAGGGCCAGCACAACCTACCAGAGGCGGACAGCGTTCTATGCGAGCGTCAACGCACGCGAGTTCCTGACGGACACCAGCGGCAACCGGAGGTTCTGGGTGATACCCGTCAAGGGCATCGACGTGAACCATGGCGTTGACATGCAGCAGCTATGGGCAGAGGTGAAGGATACGCTCTATCGTCCTGGGCAGAAGAACTGGTTCCTGAGTCCTGACGAGCGAGCGCAGTTGCAGGAGAGCAATGAGTTCTACCGCACCCAGAGCAGCGTCGAGGATCTCATCCTAGAGCACGTTGACTTTGTTTCGAATGACACGAAGCCGGTGCAGATGACCAAGCTGCTGAGGGACTTGGGCGTCAACACACCACGGATGGCTGACTTCAAGGACGCTGCAAGGATCCTCAGCGAGCATGGCAAAGAACCACGCCGGAGCATGGGTCGCAAGATCTACGACCTCAGCTATACACCCGTCGATGACAGTTCCGACTCGTTCGGATTCTCGCCGAAGGCTTGGGATTGACGACCCTAAACCAATCGAAGATGCGAACTTGAGGAGTGTGGGGTCAAGCTTGGGGGGCTGGGTGAGGGTGCAGTTGGGGGAAGAGGTGGGGCTGTTGTGCCTGATTTAGGCTTCATGTAAATGCGATTTTGGAAGATTTCGTAGTGTGGGTAAAAAATATGACACACTGTACACTGTATGACTATTGGGTTAAGTTGTTGATATGACTGGGTATTATAGTAGTAGTAGGTAGTATACTCTTTCTAAAGAATATATATAGGTAGGTATGTAAATAGAAGTAATGGTATTTACATGATGTTTATATAGGGTTTGTGGGCGGTGCATACACTACCCCCTACCCTTTTGAGCAAGAAGGAGCGATGGCATGGTAGACTATCAATTCAAGTGGAGCTTCGACCAGGACCGCGAGGAGAACTACCGGAGGTGGCGGCAGTTGAACAACGCTGAGCGGGACGCTTACAACGTCGCGCAGGAGCTGGAAGCTGGGGCGCGAAAGATATTTGATCAGATGGAGGCAAGATGGCGGAGCGCGGAAGACCAAAGAAGGAAAGAGCGCAACTGGCAAAGGCACCAGTTCAGTTCGATGAGGACGACGAATTCGGCCTGACGAAGATGCAGGCGGCGTTCGTGTGGCACTACACGAAGGGCGGGTGTGGGCAAACGGAGGCTGCGCGGAGGGCGGAGTTCAGCTTCCCTGCGATGAGCGCCAGCAAGATGATGAACGGGCGCGACTTCCCGAATGTGATCAAGGCGGTTCGAGCAGAGCAGGAAGAGCTGCGCCAGAAGTTCGCCATCACGCCAGAGAAGACGGGGGCGATGTTGTGGAAGATAGCGGAGACATCGTTCGAGAGCGGGGCTTACAACGCCGCTGTAAGCGCGGTGAAGGAGCTTAACCAGCTAGCAGGCTTGACGATACAGCGGAGCCAGAACCTTAACATCAACGCCAACCTGGACAGCATGACGAAGAAGGAGATCAAGTCACGGTTGAACGAGCTGCTGGGCGTGAGCGACGAGATGAAGGACAGCGATGTATAGCACTGAATGGCATAGCATAAGCCTCTTGATAGAAGATAAAAGAATAACCGAGCCAGAGGCGCCTCTCGGATTCCGGCCCGGTTTCGCTGGGTAAATCGATTTTCATCAACTGATTTCAGGGAAATCCTTTTAAATCAAAGGCTTACGCCGCAAAGCTAAGGCTGTTTAGAGCTTAGCGTGACGGGCATTGATCAACGCCAGTGAGCACAGGAGTCAAACGCCTTGCTCAGAACCCCCGCCCTTACCGGTTTGGCGCCGCCAGGCGCATCCTGAGCGCCCCTGAGGGGTTTTGAGGCAAAAACAATGGACCCCTATGGATCGAGTTTTTGAGCCTCACTGGGGCCAGAAAAAGGAGGGGGCACCCCCCCTTTTGTGGCTGGCGCCAAGGCGGATGGCTTTAGCTGAGTTCGCCGCATAAGATCGTAAAAAAAATCTCAACGTAAATGCCCAAAGAGCGGACCCCCCCACCCCCCCATTTCCAATAAAATGGATTAGGAATCCCTCGTAAATTGTTGAAATATATATATATTATGGTAAATCGGAGTTGAAAAAGGGGGTCCATTGGTGGGCGTATAGGGGTGAGAGGTCGCCCAAGGGGTGGAGTTAATGGACCCCCCGCTGCAGATTCTCTTGCATGGCACCCCTATTTGCAACAAAATCATCTAAACTTCATTGGTACTCCGGCATGGTTGATTCTCGCAACAAGGGGGCGGCGTATGAACGCGACATTTGCAAGAAGCTTAATGATTTCTTCGCCACACATGGTTTTGACATTACCTGCAAGCGCAACCTTGACCAGTACCAGACCGCCGACCTAGCCGACATCAAGATCCCAGGCCACGCGATCGAGTGCAAGGCGTACAAGGACGGGTGGTGGTGGCGCCCCGAGTGGTGGAAGCAGGTCAATGCTGCCTGTGGCAATGACATCCCGGTTCTGGTATACAAGTTCAATAATAAGGCGACCAGGGTGTGCCTGCCGCTGCATTCTATTAACCCAAATTTGCCGCGAGATAACTCTCGTACAGCGGTTATTACCCTAGAGGAGTGGTTCGTGCTGTTGAAAGAGTATTTTGATGGTCAGCGAGAGGTCGCGTAATGCCTGGAATTGATGATATTGAGATATTTGACGGCCCTGTCCAGGGCGCCACGGTCTCGCCTATTACCGGCTCTAATCGTGACACTCACCTCCAGACGGCCAAGGGCATGGTTCGGGACAGATACATTGACCCGCTTGTGGATCAGGTTACAGATACCTTGAAGATGAAGGTGTTTGAGGCTCTCGAAAGCGTTCCCGGCATCACTAGCGTTGCAATTGCTCAGGTGCTTGCAATGGCAGATTCTAGAGACCCTGATGACAAGAAAATTTTCAACCAGATCGTTTCTAGACTTAACCTTCCGTTTGATGTTCGGCGCACTGGCGACGACTATCGCGTGTCCAAGCGTTTCCAAGGTGCTTTGGGCGATAATTCTAATGTAGGCGTGTCCGCATACATACCCGACCAGGGTGATAATCAGTACCGCATTGAGGCGTCAAAGCGCTTCCCTGACTTTCTTGGCGGCGAAGCAAACGTGAGTGCCAATATGTCTGCGGAAGGCAAGCCTGAGATCCGTGCGAGTTTTGTAAAGCGATTTGCAAAAGGCGGCGGCATAAGCGATATCAACATTTTTAAGCCTGTTCAAAAATTTGTCGGCGGCGGCGGGGTGATAAAAAAAATTCTGTCCAGGAAGACCTATAAAGCGAAAAACCCCTATGCTGGGATGACGCCTGCACAGAAGTTTAACCTCTACAGCCGCGCCGAGGAGGTTGCTATCAATATGCGCCAGGCTAAGCAGCCTGGCGAGGATGCGCGTCGGCACTTCATGAAGCAGGGCGTGACCAAGGATGAGCTACAGGCCCTTGGTTTATCTGACCTATTTAAGCAAAAGCGTGTCACCCAGCAAGAGATTATGGAGACAATCGAGGACAATCGCATTGTTCTTGAGGAAAAAACCAGCTCTGAGCGCGGAGCTGTCGGTGGTCCAGATGTCCGGTTTGATACAGAAACATTGGATTATGAAGAGGCTCATGGCTACGGCTCCCTGGGCGAGGATGCATACAATGAAGCTAGATCCAATCCGGGTAACGATCGCATGTACGCCGATATTATTGCGAAGGCTGAAAATTGGCCTGATGCCGAGTCAGTTTTTGCAGAGGAATCGAAAAAGTTTTACAAGTATATAGATGGCGAGCTGGATTTAGACGACCTAGACGACAGGTTTATTGATGACATTGTTGAGGCTCACTCAGATGATCTTCTTGCGCGTTACAACGAGGATCCGCTAGAGGTCGTTAGCTTCTCACCCGAGGGGTCGGACAGGATATACCGACTGGTCGGCAATGAGGAGCAGGGTTACCGTCCCCACGGGCAAGACATTAACGCCCAGACTAATGAGTACATGATGGACCGCTATATGCCAGGAAATGGTATATACAGCAGGTCTGAGGCTGAAGTAGTCCTCCGAGCTGCCGCCCAAGACCGGGGCGACCTTGAATTTATGGACGGAGACACCCAGTGGTCTGAGTATACGGTCCCTGGCGGGGAGAACTATACCGAGTACCGGTTCCAGCTAGATCCTGACGCGAAAGAGCTTTTTAGCGAGGGCACCCACTTCCCTGACGACCTGAACAATATTTTTCACATTCGGACAACTGACCGCGTTGGCCCCAACGGCGAAAAGGTGTTGTTCGTCGAAGAAATTCAGAGTGACTGGGCGCAGACTGGGCGCAGCGAAGGCTTTATGGATCAAAAGGCTATCGACGAGTCGCAGGCGGCGCTCAAGAGTTTGCTGTTTGAGATCGATATGTTCATCGAAGACCCTAAGTTGCTCAAGGAGAGCGGGAGCTTTTTTGGTTCACGAATCAAGGAAGCCAGGGAGCTTGCGGCAATGGGTCCGCAATACTCGGCCTCCGTCATCAACAACCTCGTCCAGGCACGTCGAGACTTTGAACGATCACTGGGTCCGAGCGCGGTAACAACCAGGCTTGTGGATAGGGTCAAGAAGGACTTTTCTTTTGACCAGAAGATAGACTGGTTGAACAAAAATTATTCAGACACTGTTGCCGCTGCGCTCAAGAAAGAAGGCTTTCCTGATTCCGACGTTCAAGATTATATCGACGGCAAGTGGGATGAAAAATGGCTGAGCGCCAACGACACCGGCAACACTAAAAAGGTAAGCCTGTTAAATTATTTTGACAAGCTGGCCTCCACTGATGCGCGTATTGTCTCGGACAGGCGAGCCGCCATGGGATCTCCGTCGCCTGAATTCTATAGGATCAAAAAAGCCAGGGCGCTTGAAGGTTCTGGATCCGCCAAGGGTGAGATTGATTTTGACGCCATGTACGACGATGTCTATGTGGACCTTGAAAAAGAAGTTTTTAAAAATATGCGAGCCGCCGGGGTCAGCCCCGACTTCCCCGAGTGGGTAGAAACCACGATTGAGAGCAGCAGGCCCAATGTTGAGAAGCTTGAGCGCGAGAAGGGCAAGCCTTCGACTGGGCCTTTTGTAACAACGACCGAGGGCTGGAATAAGCTTGGCGTTAAGCGAATCATGAACAAGGCCGCTGAAGAAGATTATGACATGGTGGCCTTCTCGAACGGTGATATTCAGTTTGATCGCTGGGGCAACGAGAACCTTAAAGAGCAGTACGATAAGACGCTTCCCGGCGTTATTAAGACTGTAACGGGCAAAAGGCCCGATGAGACCATTGATATCGGGGAGTACGAGGTTCCCGTTATCCGCCTCAACGACAAGGTTGGCAAGGAGACGATCAAGGAGAGGTCGCTTCGTCCGCAGAAGATGTTCAGCTCTGGCGTAGGAATTACTGCCCTGGGCGCAGGTCTTTTGTCTGGCCTGGCGTCCCAGGAGGCAGAGGCATCCGGTGTCGGAAGCATATTCAGCGGTCCGCGCATATCCACCAGGGTTCCGACAGCTAAGGCCGCGACAGAAAATCCCCTGACGGATAACCTGGTTATAAATCGTCGGTCTCTAGAAGACGCGCCAAAGGCATTCGACATAAATGCCGAGTATGTGTCTCGATACCCGACAGTTAGGACCGACGCTACCACGTCCGCTGGCCGAGCAGACGCCTTTACTGCCGAAGCTGTCGATAACTTAATATGGCTTTATAACCAAGCACCTACCGCAGTTCGGAATATAGGTAAAAATTGGTATGTTGGCGCCAACAAGATATCTGCTGAGTTGGCAGAAAAGTACGACATAAGCCGCGAGTCAGCAAGTGCTGTATTGGCAGCACTTTCGCCGCAGAAGGATTGGTATCAAAACGTCAGCCTGGCAGAGCGCGTCATCAACGGGTATAAGAAGTCATCCGGTAAGGTGCTTGACGCTGACTCGCTAGAAATGGCCAGGACAATCTATAGCAAGCCTCAATTTGCAGAAAATATCAAGGTCATGGAGACCACCCCGTTTGATGAGTTGAACGATGTGCAAAAAGCCATGTATGTGCGGTCGTTAGATCAGACCCACAACGACAGGGGTTATCAGATGATAAACCCCAACGGAGACCGTGTTGGTCAGGCTTTTTCAGACAAGACGGGCGAGCCTAAAACCACGGCTTGGGGAAGCAATGCTGAAATTGCCAAGGCTATTCGGGTGATAGAGGATCCTTCGATTGATAATATCAGTCAGCAGATGGGTGGCGCACATAAGGTCAGAAACTTCTTTAACAACATATCTGACCCGCAATACGCTATTGATAACCCCGAAGTTGGCGATGTTACCATTGATACACATGCTGTTGCCGCCGATCAGATTATGCCATTTAGCGGAAATTCCGAGCCTGTGGGCGCCGCATTTGGCACGGCCAAGGGCGTGGCTTCCTCGTCACAAACTGGCGCCAGAGGCACATACGGTTTACACGCTGATGCGTACCGAATAGCCGCCCGTGAGTTGGGCATTCAGCCAAGGGAGCTGCAGTCAGTAACATGGGAAACGGTTCGGTCCCTATTCCCTAAAGAGTTCAAGACAAAGGGCAATGTTTCCGAGATTAATGAGATTTGGAAGCTGTACAATAGTGGAAAATTATCAAAGGGGTTGGCGCGTGAACTTATCCTCGACAAAGCCGGTGGCATTCCAGACCCAGACTGGGCCGCTGGACTCGATACAGCAGCATCTGGCCAGCGAGGGCTTGGAGCCAACACTGGAGAATTATCTTTCTCTGGCGTACCCGGAGGGCAAACTGCCGGAAGAGCTAACGCCGGAAGAAACCTCATTGCTGCCGGATTTCCTATTGCACTCATTAGCACTCTGGGTATAGGTTACTCTGATCCAAGTCAGGCTGGCGTTATTGACGCTGTTAGAAAAAATGTTGACGAAGTCCTTTTGCAAGGGCAAGATTCAGCCCGTGGAGTGGGGAGCCTCGCGGGCGCGTCTGGTCGCACATTTAAAAATCAGTTAGACGAGACAGTAGCGAGAGTATATGACAACCTTAGAACACAAAAAGACCAGTACGGAGAGCCAGTATTCGATCAACTTCCGGTCGGAAAAATTGAGGGAGCGACGGGAAGATCCGGAGCTTCTCCAATTGCACGGTATCGCATGCCCGAAGGATACGCTGGAAGTCTTGATGAACTTAAGCGTGCATCGCCAGACCTAATAGAAATAGCCCCTGATTCTACTGGGGCAGAATACTTTTCTCAGAAAATCACTTCAGCCAAAGACGCAAACAAGTACGGCGCGTCAGTCTATGTATACCCTGAAAATGAATATCAGCAAATGCGGCTGTTCGTCACAGAGGACGGGTCGGCAGGTTACGCGCTAAAGCCAGACGGGGACGTGGTGTCTGCGTTTTCGGCAGGGAAGCACAAGGGTGTCGCTCAAAATATCTTGCTGCATGCTGTTGAGCAAGGCGGAACCAAGCTGGATGCGTTCGACACCGTTCTACCAGACCTTTACTCTACTATGGGCTTCCGAGAAAGCGGCAGGCTCCCTTGGGATGATGCACAAGCGCCAGATGAGTGGAACAAGGCCGTCTTCAGCGCCTTCAACGAGGGCGAGCCTGACGTTTCATTTATGGCATACAACAAAGACCCGGCCATCCCTGTAGAGCCGCGATACGCTAATGACTACGACGCAGCGATGAAGGCGCAGGGTCGAGATGTCGCACGCCTTGCCTCAGCCTATGAGAAAGTCGCCAGCCCACAGGCAGAGGGTGTCGCTAGAATGGTTGAGCAGGGCCAGATCAGCCCTGAGCAAGCCGACAAGTACACGAACACCATTAAGGCATACAAGCTGTTTAGGACAAAGGGCGGCAACACTGATGAGTTGTTCCCGTTATTCGTAAACGCCAACAAGCCGGTAAGGATGGGCGAATGGAACCCGGCAGAGTCTGGATCATTAACCGACGCTGGCAAGGTTAAGTCGAGCATTGGCCCGTTGGCTTATCGACCAGGTTGGCACGCAGGAGACGCGCCAGTTGCTACTCATATTGGCGGCAAATCTGATAGCTCATTAAAGGCTCCAGATTATCGTCCAGCAGACCAAGTATGGGCCGAGGTCGAGATGCCAGCAGATGTCGATTGGCAGTCTGTTGCAGACTCTCGAATGGAGTACAGCAAGGCAGGCAGGCCGATACCGAGAACGGCGCAAATAACCGACCAGATACCAGAAGGTGGATATTACCGATACAAGACCAATCCCAACATGACTGGCGATTGGTTGATTGCAGGGGACATGAAGGTCAACAGGGTTCTAACCCCAAGCGAGGTCTATCAGATAAACGCTGAACGTGGCGTTCATGATCTGCCGCCAGTTGATGAGAACGGAAAAATGCTGTGGTCTTTGGCTTTAGGGTCTGGGCTGACGGCTGCCGGGATAGCGCCAGAAGAGGCTAAGGCCGATTTGTTGTCTAAGGTTCCGCAAAAGCAGGCACAACAACTGCAGGACAACTGGTCTCAGATAGAGGCGAACGCACAAGCTGTAATGGGCGGGATGGGGGTCAGGTCAGCGCCAACAGCCCAAGCTGGAATGGGCGGCATGGGCGTCAGGTCAGCGAATCAAGATTCAGACCGCCCCGAGAGAGTGATTCAAGGCCCCCCCAGGACGTTTCCTGTGGAGAGACCGACCCCTGGCCTGCCGTCCCTAATCGGCCAGCTAGGCTTGGGCGCTATGAGCGAAATCGCCGGGGGAGTCCTCGGCGGGGCAGCGGGGCTTGGTGAATACGTCCGTGGCGGTGGTTTGCTTGGACAGCCTGCGGGAGAGCCAGCAACCGCCGAGAGTATTCGCGACGTTCGAGAGGGCGTTGGCGAGTATGTCGGCGGATTGTACGACGCCGGGCCTGAAGCTCAGGAGCTTGGCCAGGAGATCATGCAGAATGTTGGGGAGACAGTTTCTCCGTTCATCGACTACGCGATGAAGGGCGATATAACGGACGAGTATGGCATCAACATGGTTCCTCTAATAGCTCAGAAGCTTGGTATTCCGGCCTATGAGCTACTAGAGAAGCTCTACTATATGATGCCTGAGCGAGAGCAAGAAGCTGTTAAGAGCGGCTCTGACGTTTATCTCTAAGAGATAACCTCTCGGAGATCGCCGCACTTCCTGTACAGGTGAAAGGGGGTGCCCGAGTCTTCGAGCTTCCTCATTCTTGGCTCGATCAACTCGTCAAAAAACTCTTCGCTACACTGCCGAGTTTTGACAAAAAGGCCGATCTTGCCATCGTTGTAATACTCTTCAAGCTCGTAAATGTCATACATGACTCTCTCTCTCTATCCAAAGGTTGAGTAGGTAGGCGGATTCCGGCCCTGCGTCGTGCTCTCGCTGCAGCGCCTTTCTGACGGCCTTTTTCTTTTGGTTCAAAGACTTATGTTTCGCGTGAAACATAACTCGACTGATTGTCTCGAAGTATTTTTCCATTTCTCTTGGTCTCCGCTAGGATCTTTTCGAGCAGGACAACAATCTGCCCATGGGTTTCTAAAACAAGTTCAGCTTCTTCTTTATCAAGTTCAATAATGATCTTGCTCATGTACTATCCCCTTTTCCGCGTCCATATGCAACAACTTATAATTTATTGCACAACGACTCTCACTGTGTTTTAATTCATTTTCTATTACGAGGAGTAAGTATGACCGCCAGAGACAAGAAAGTGTATTACAACAGGGTGCGCCGCACCTGTAAGCTGCATGAGATTGAGATTGTTTATGACGGCGTGCCGAAGATGTACTGCGCGGTTGAGCTGGTCAAGGATGGCAGCGTGATGTTTGCCGACCGCGCCCAGGGTCGCAAGCCGCTCGATATAGACTGGAAGCGCTTGCACGAAGAGATGATCGGCTATGGCTACAAGGGAGGAATAAAATGATCAAGCCTTATACTCAGATTAATACGATATACGGATACTGCCGCGTATCGACGAAGGAGCAATCAAAGTCTGGTGTCTCGATCGAGACTCAGCAGTCCCTGATCGGCGAGTTTGTCCAGAACAAGTACAACCGCCCGGTCGATGAGTGGTTTATCGACGACGGTGTGAGTGGTACGATGGATATCCTTGAGAGGCCAGCATCGCGGGGTATGACCGACGTGATGGATGAGTATGACGTTATCGTCTGCACCCGCCTTGATCGTCTTTCTCGATCGACCTCTGACCTGCTCTCGATGATTCCGGTCCTTCAGGAGACCAATATCACCCTGTTTTTCTGTGAGCAGTTTGGGGATATGCCCATCGTTTATCCTAAATTTGAGGGTGAGAAGGGTCTCAAGTCGCGCTTCGATATGTCCGACATGGCTAACAAAATCATGTTGATGGTGCTATCTGCTGTCGCTGAGATTGAGCACGCCAACATCAAGGACCGTTTCGGCGAGGGCAAGGTTGACTGGGCCTCTCGCGGATTTTCTATCGGCGGATCCGCGCCCTTTGGTTACACCTTCGAGCCTGTGAAGATTGGTAACAAGACCCGCAAACGGCTTATTGAGCACCCTGAAGAGCAGCGGGTCTTGAAGTCGATCTACCGGCTGCAGTCGCGTGGCCTAAGCGACCACAAGATCGGCAAGCAGATTAACAGCTTGTACCCTGGTCAAAATATGTACTCCGCCAAGATAAAGCGTATCTTAAACCGCAAATATCAGGGCTTATCAAGCGCAGCATAAAGGATTAATATGGGGATTCAAATAGGAGTTGTTATGACTGCCATTCAAGAAATTCAATTAGCTATCGATAAACTTGACGCATCTTTAGCCTCTGACTTTATGACCGACTCAGTCCGACAGATTATGGTGACGGCGGTCCAGCACCTGAGAGATGCTGCGACCCAGCTAGGCGGTTAACAATGTCTCAAGAAGGATGGGGTCGCGGTACTTGGGGCCTTGGTGCCTGGGGAACACCGCTATATGTCAATGTCGCCGTCACCGGACTCCAGGTGGGCGTTGACGTTGGCGCCTTATCTGTCGTCGCAAAATCTATTATCCAGGTCGCTGGCGTTCAAGCTAATTCCGGCCTTGGTGCCCTGGCCGCAGACGCCGAGGCGAACGTCTACCCGGTCGGGCGGCAAGTTAGCTCGGCGATCGGTGCGCTTACGACCAGGGCGGAATCTAATGTAACACCAACGGGTCAGTCGATCACGTCTGGCGTCGGCTCAATTTCTGTGGTAGCGGCGTCGATTGTTCAGACGACCGGTCAACAGGCCACCTCTGCGGTAGGCTCGCTTGCCGTATCGTCTGACGCCAATGTCGCCGTATCTGGCGTGGCCATTACGGCAAGTCTTGGCGCCGCCTCCGTCAGGGCGGTCGGCAATGTTTTTGTGCTTGGCCAGCAGATAAATTCGGCCATTGGAGAAGTTTCAACGGTTGCTGCCTCGGTAGTTTCATTAACTGGACAATCGTTTACAATTAATGTAGGAAAAGTTTTAGTGTGGGGTGAGATAATCCCCGACCAAGATCCTGCTTGGGGCAATATATCCCTGGACCAGGATCCTAATTATGTAGAAATAAGCACATCTCAAGGATCCGGGTACGCGCCCATTTACGCCAGCTAGCTGTTTGGCTAAAATAAAATTAAAGCAGGGTGGGATTCCACCCGAATAAGAGGATTAAGCATGGCAACTTACGTCAACGACCTTCGTTTAACTGAGCTGGCAACTGGAGAGGGAAGCGGCTCCTGGGGCACGACCACGAACCTGAGCTTGGAGCTGATTGGCGAGGCGTTGGGTTACGCGACTCAGCAATCCTTTGGCTCTGATGCCGACGCCACAACGACTGTTGCTGACGGCGCCTCAGACCCTGCCCGAGCAATGTACTTTAAGATCACCTCCGCTGGCAGCTTGACGGCTACTCGCACGCTGACCATAGCGCCGAATACCATCTCGCGGGTGATGTTTATTGAGAACGCCACCACCGGCTCTCAGTCGATCACAATCTCTCAAGGATCTGGCGCCAATGTCACGATCGGCACCGGCAAGACTGCCGTTGTCTACCTGGACGGCGCAGGCGCTGGCGCCGCAGTTGTTGACGCGATGGCGAGTGTTGATCCCGGTGTGACCGATACGTTGGCCGAGGTTTTGGCGGCTGGCAATACGTCAGGCGGCACCAATATAGAACTTAGTACAACAGACAAAGTGCAGTTCCGAGATGCGGCTATATACATTAACTCCAGCGTAGACGGCCAGCTTGATATTGTTGCAGACACTGAGATTCAAATCGATACAACGACAGTTGATATTAATGGTGCTGTTGATGTTTCAGGCACTCT